CGGAACTCCGTCGCCGGCGTTTCGGTGTCGCCGGAGACGGCGCTGCAATGCTCGGCCGTGCTGGCCTGCGTCCGGCTCCTGTCGGAGTCGATCGCGGCGATGCCGACGAACCTGTACCGTCGCCTGCCGGCCGGCGGCAAGGAGATCGCCGACGACCAGCCGCTCCACGAGATTCTGGCCTACCAGCCCAACTCGTGGATGACGTCGTTCGAGTTCAAGGAACTCATGCAGTCGTGGCTGCTTTTGTGGGGGAATGCCTACGCTCATATCAAGGGCAGCATCCGCCGCGGTGCCGTGGACGAACTGATTCCGCTGCATCCGTCGCGTATGGAGGTCAGGCGGCTGGAGAACGGCCGGCTCAGGTACTACTACCGCTCGCCGAGCACGCTGGCCGACCCGAATCCAGAACCGGAGGAGTACCGGCAGGAGGAGATTTTTCACCTTCGCTGGCTCAGTTCAGACGGGGTTCGTGGGTACATCCCCACGACGCTCTCGAAGGAGGCCATCGGTCTGGCTCGCGCCACCGAGATGCACTCCTCGGCGTTCTTTGGCAACGGCGCGATCGCAGGCACGTACATCGAGACTGATCAGCCCCACAAGCCGGAGGCTCTCCAGAGGTTCCGACAGCAGTGGGACGAGGCCCATCGCGGCCCCGACAAGGCGTACAAGACGGTGGTCATGCCGTTCGGCTTCAAGAAGAAGTCAGACCCGGTGAATAACCGTGACAATGCTCTGGTCGAGACACGCCTCTTCCAGTTGCAGGAGGTCGCCAGGGTCTATCGGTGCCCAGGTCATTTGATCGGCGACCTCTCGAACGTCCGGCACAGCACGGTCGAGCAGGCGGCCATCGACTACAAGACGTTCAGCCTGATGCCGTGGTGCCGGCGGTGGGAGTTGGCGTGTCGTCGAGACCTCGTGACGGACGACAAGACCTACTTCGTCGGCTTCGACATGAACTCGTTCATGGCCGGCGACTACGCGGCACGCTCGACGTACCTCCGCGAGGCGTTCAACAACGGCGCCATCGATGTCGACGAGTACCGGGCTGAAATCGGCTACAACCCGCTGCCTGACGGACTGGGCAAGAAGCGGTTCGTGCAGGTCAATATGCAACTTCTGGAAGCCTTCACACTTGAAAATCCGACCGGCCAGTCACAGGCATCGACGCCCGAAAGCCTCCCGGCCGAGGAGCAGCCTCAAGAACCCGAAGAAGATCAGGGAGACACGCCGGCAGAAGCCGGCGGAGACGGCGAAGCCCGCGCCCTCGACCCCGCAGAAGTCGTCTTTCGCACTGCACTGCGACGTCTCGCTGCCGTCGAAGCAGAAGGAATCCTCTCCAGGCGGTCGAAGCCGGAGAAAATCACGCAATGGTTCGGCCAAGTCGAAGAAAAACTCCGCGCCGAACTATGCGACGCAGCAAAGGCGGCTCAACGAGACATTGATTCGTTCGTGGCTCAGTGGCTGACGAGGTCGAAAGACCTTCTTCTGGAGTGTCACCGGAGCGGAAAACCCTACGAAACTGCCACCGAACGGTGGTTCGAGGCTCATTTCGAGGAGGAGCACGATGGCTGAGACCGAAATCGAACGCCGGATCACGGCGGAGAACACGTCGATCGAGTACCGCGAGATGGACGGAGGCGAAAAGCGCCCCGTCATCGTCGGGTATGCAGCCGTATTTCAGTCTCCCAGTCACGATCTCGGTGGCTTTGTGGAATCAATCCACCCCAGAGCCTTCGACGACGTCCTGAAGACGAATCCCGACGTCGTCGGCGTGTTCAATCACGACAAAAATATGCTTCTGGCGAGGTCAAGCAACGGAAGCCTGCGTCTCAAGGCCGATCCCTACGGCCTGCGATACGAAATGACGCCGCCGAAGACGAAAACCGCCGAGGAAGTCGTCGCGTTGGTGTCCGAAGGCTACGTCACGGGGTCAAGTTTCGCGTTCGCGGTGTCGCGAAACGGCGGAGACTCGTGGAGCACCGACGCCAACGGCGTCCGCAGGCGCGAAATCCGCTCGATCAGCCTTCTTGACGACGTCGGACCCGTCGTTCGGCCTGCATACGGCGCGTCCAGCGTCGTCGTGAGCCGTCGAGCCGTCGAACTCGCCCTCGGCGACGCCTTCCGGCCGAATCAGACGATGGCGAACGCCGCTCGGCGCGTCCTTCGCAGCAGCAAGGTCGCCGGCGTCGACCAGAGACTGCTCGCCGTGGCCGAGAGGATCGCCGCAAGGTCGGTTCTGTCGGTCGAAGAGGTCGAATTCCTGGCCGAGACGCACAGAAAGTGCCACGACGTCCGCTCGATCGGCTGGAAGTACACGCAGGCGTGGGTCGAGTGGATGCTGGCCGGCGGCGACAGCGGAGAAGCGTGGGTGGCGAAGCGTGCGTCGGCTGCCGATGCCGAGCCGGCAGTCATTCCGGCTGTCGAAAGCCGAGCCGAGCCTGGGGAACTCTCCGAGGGCGACTTCGCCGCGTGGGACGACGGCGTCGGCCGCGTCGAGCACGTTATGACCGAAGGCTCGCTCCAAGGCATGAGCGCCACCGAGGAGGCTCCGCTGGCCGTCCTGACGCCCTTCGAGGACGGCGAGGCCGAGGACTACATGGTCGCGAAGGTGGTCGCTGATCTGACCAAGGTCGACCAGCCGGAACCCGGCATGGACGAAGACGACGACATGGAGGAGGACCGTGCCGCCGGCGACAAGTCCCAGTCGACGCCGGCTCCGAAGGAAGACCAGATCAGCGGCAGCGACAAGAACAAAAAGGGTTCCGCCAAGAACGCCTCCGGCCGCATCAAGGTCTCCGAGGCCACAAGGAAGGCGTTGTCGACCAAGGTCATCGAGCACAACGCCGCCATGCGTGAGTCCGACAAGCCGGCGTGGTCGAGGACGTCGATCGGGCAGTTGCTCTCCGTCTACCGTCGCGGAGCGGGCGCGTATTCCACCAGCCACCGCCCCGGCGTGAGCCGCGGTGCCTGGGCGATGGCGAGGGTCAACGCCTACCTGTACCTCCTGCGAAACGGCAGGCCACAGGACGCGAAGTACGTCACCGACAATGATTTGCTCCCCAGCGGCCACCCGAAGGCGTCGAGCGAGCGGAGCATCGAGGCCGCCGAAGAGGAGCGTGACGTCAGCCTCCGGCCGTCCGCCGGCATGGCGAGCGCGGCACGTCGCGGCCTCCGGCTCCACGAGGAGGGGAAGAGCGGCGACGGCCTGAAGCCGGAGACGGTCGCTCGTGCCAACAAGATCGCCCGACGCGAAGAACTCACCGCGGATCACGTCCGCGAGATGAATGCGTGGTTCGCGCGTCACCAGACGGCGAGCAAATCACCCGGCTGGGATACGCCGGGCGCTGAAAAGCCAGGATTTGTGGCGTGGCTTCTGTGGGGGGGCACGCCGGCCCAAGGGTGGGCAGCACGAAAGGTGGCCCAGATGGAACGCGAGTCCGAGAGGTCCGAGGTCGTCGTTGCCGAAGAGGCGTCCGAGGCTCCGGTCACTGAGCAGCAGGCGGAGACAACGGCTCCCGAGCCGGAGAAGGTCGCTGTCAGCGTGAGCGCCGACACGACGCAGTTCGACGCCGAGGTGGCGAAGGCGGCGACCAAACTGGCCGACCTTCAGGCGGCGCTGCTCCGCATCAAGTTGCACGCCACGACCTGAGTGTGCTAGGCTATACATAGAGACAACTGCATCACGACAGACGTCGTGGTGAACAGTGCGAGCGACGTGAGGATTCACGTTTCGCGGCGCGCTAGCGGGAACACCCGCCGGCCGCCGCACGTTGCGTTGGCCGGCTCAAACAGGAGCAGGCCAAAATGGCTAACAACCTCAAGCGTCTTCAGGACCGTGCAGCCGCCGTCGCGGCGCGGATGTCCGAACTCGGCCGCATCGAAGGCCGCTCCGCCGAGGAGAACAAGGAATACCTGACGCTCGGCACTCAGGCCGACGAACTGACGGCGCAGATCGGGTTCGAGGAGACGCTGAACGCGAAGGAGAAGGAACTCCGCGCGACGTTCGAGAAGGCGGCTCCCGCCCCGGTCGTGACCCCCGCCGAAGAGCGGCGTGCCGAGGAGGAGAAGGCGAAGACCGAGATTCGCGCGATTCTCCCCCACCACACGCAACTCCGCGCCTTCTCCGACACGCCTGACGCCGTCGAGCAGGCGTATCGGTGCGGCCGTTGGCTGCGGGCGCACATCTTCAAGAGCGCCGAAGACCTCCGGTGGTGCAAGGATCACGGCGTCGAGGCTCGCGCCATGGGCGAGAGCACCAACGCCTCCGGCGGCGCCCTGGTCCCCGACGAGTTCGCCAATCGCGTGATCCGTCTGGTGGAGTCCTACGGGACGCTGCCCCCGGCGTGCGAGAACGTCTCGATGACCCGTGACACGCTCGTGATCCCCAAGCGGCTCACCGGCACCACGGCGTACTTCGTCGGCGAAGGCTCCTCGGTCACCGAGAGCGAGCCGACCTACGGCAACGTGTCGCTCGTCGCCAAGAAGTTGGCGGTCGGCTGCCGGATGTCGACGGAGTTGGTCGAGGACTCGCAGGGCGTGGTGGGACTGGCCGACGCAGTCGCCACCGAGTTCGCGCAGTCGCTGGCCTACAAGATCGACCTCTGCGGGTGGCTCGGCGACGGGACGCAGGGAACCCACGGCGGAATCAACGGCATCGTGAGCAAGATCAACGACGGCACTCACACTGCCTCGGTGGTCTCGGCCGCGTCCGGCAACACCGCCTTCGAGACCCTCGACCTCGAAGACTTCCTTGGTGCCATGGGCAAACTGCCGATCTACGCCCGTGCTGGCGCTCGGTGGTACGTGAGTCCGGCCGGCTACGCCGCGTCGATCGCTCGGCTCAAGTACGCGGCAGGCGGCACCACGGTCGAGAACTTGCAGGCCGGCACGGCCGACACGTTCCTCGGCTACGGCGTGACCCTCGTGCATGTGATGAACAGCACGCTGGGTGTCGACAGCAACAAGGTCAAGGTGCTCTTCGGCAACATGGCCCTGTCGAGCATCTACGCCCGCCGTCGTGACTTCAGCGTCCGTCTCTACGATCAGGTCTACGCGACCACTGACCAACTGCTCCTCCAGGGAACGATGCGGTTCGACGTGAACCATCACTCGCTCGGAGACAACAGCGAGGTCGGCCCGGTGGTGGCTCTCAAGACCGCCTGAACCCACGAGTAACAGGAGATAGTGATGATCCACTCGCAGAACCTCCGCGTCGTCCATCCCACGGCCCTCCCGGCCATCGTCGGCTCGACGGCGACCTCCACCGTGGTGGTCGATCGTCGCGGCTACGATCAGGTGACGATTCTTGTCTCAAAGGCGTCATCCGCCGGCACCGCGTTCGCCAGCGTCCTGAAGGTCGAGGAATCGGACGACAACTCGTCCTACTCGAACGTCACGGCGCTCGTGAAGGACGGTTCCGGCGGCTTCACGATGACGGCGGTCAGCACGAACGACGCCAGCGTCGTGAAGATGGACATCGACTGCCTCGCCAAGAAGCGCTACCTGCGACTCTCGGTGGCGGCGGAAGCCAGAACGAACAAGAGCGTCGTGGCTCTCCTCTCCCGCGGCGAGGAGTACCCGTCGACCGAGGCCGACGTCAACGTGACGAAGTTGGTCAAGGGCTGATTCCCCGCACCATGCGGGACGGCCAATGACCGGCCGACAAAGCGCATGGAGGCGCGCCCGCTCCTTCTAGGAGCACTACTCCATGCTTTTGCGAATCGGTAACGTGGAAGCCGAGGTGAAGGTTGCTGCTCTTATGAGCACGCCTC